GGACTTTTTCGATAAAATGTATTTTACTTATGAGTTTCAATCCATGAGTAAAGTATGGAAAAAGTAGAACCGACCAATGCGGAAATCACGCTTGACTTTGAAATACCCGAGAGCGGCTATTCCTGGACAATAGACCAGTTGAAGGCTTTTGATGCCCGCATGAGAAGCGGCAAGATTGACAAGGAAATTCTGACCAAGTTGCTTGTTGAGCTGAAAGACATGCGAAAGAAGTACGGAACGGACTATCCCGTGTCAGAGGCACTCGGTTATGTGTTTAACGTTGTTATCGATAAGAACCTAGGAAACCAGAAGTGGCGTGGCTACACCCCCGACTGGAAACAGGAGATGCGTGACCGTGCCATCGAACTTCTTATCAAGCATAGCCACAACTTCGACCCTGTCAAGATGCAGACGACAAAGAACGTTGACCCGTATTACTACCTCGCAAAAATCACGTTCTGTGCGTTTATTCAGGCTCATAACAAACTGGTTGCCCGTAGCAAGAAAATCAAGTTTGTCGCCCTGAACGAAGGAACGATGAACAACTACTCATCCATCGACGAGTTCGCTATTGATGCAAACAAGAAGATTGACGAGGAGGAAAAGCTTGAAAAGGAAAAGGCCGAAATGGGTGTAACGCCCGATGAGGAAGATTTCGCTTCAATGCCTGTCGATGACTTGGCAAAGCAACTGAACGACGACGATTACACGAATGGGTAATATATGAGACATGAACTGTCAGCAGTCCTGGTTGTCAGGAACGGTGAGAGTAGAATTCAGGAATGTTTGCGACGGCTTGTAGGACTTGCCGATGAATTTGTTATCGTCGATACAGGTTCTACCGACAAGACGCTTGAAGAAGCCAGAAAGTTCCAAAAGATGGTGCGCCAGCCTGTCATCATTGATGCAGTCGGCACACTGTTTCTTGACGATGAAGGAAACTTCGACTTCGGAAAGGCTAAGAACTACGGCTTCTCGCTTGCCACTAAGGAATACGTTATGTGGGTTGACGTTAACGACATGCTCGATAACGCCCGTGACGTAAGGGCAAAGTTCGATAAGGCTAGCACGATGTACTCGACTTCGGACATTGTCATGTACACTAGGATTACCAGTAAATTGAAGTTCCCTCGTGTCAGGATTGTCCGTAAGGAAACATCTCGGTTTATCAACCCGATTCACGAGTATGTTATAGACACGGCTGAACCCAGAAAGGTAATCACTTTCAAGAACGAGTTCATCAACTTCAAGAAGCAGCGTGATGTCGCCCGTAACTTGAAGGCCCTGATTAAGTTGTGGAAGAAGGGGCATTCCCTCCGTACTGCATACTACATTGCGACCAGCTACAAGGACACGAAGAACCCAGAAATGGCTAGGCTGTGGTATGAAATCTGTCTAAACGAATTCCCTTACTGGGAGTTTGACGAGACGATTGCCGCCGCAGACTATGTGGTTGCCGATGCTTTGAAGAAAGGCCAGTTTGCGTTTGCCGATGAATTGACGATGGAAATGATAGAGAATATCCCGCAACGTGCGGAAAGCTTCTATTATCGCTACGTTTACAATGTCAAGGTAAACAAGCTTGAACACGCTTTGAAGTGCCTTGTTAAGCTACGTGAACTTCCACCCCCGCCAAGAAGCCGAATTGGCATCAACATGAAGGCTTACAACGCCAAGGAGCGTGAAGACCGTATTGAGGAAATCTGGCGTCAAGTCAAGTACAACCACCAGACCATGAATACGGATGCACGGGTTTATGACAGTGTGCAACAAGCAATTGACGCCACCCAGTTCATGCAAACAGTATATTAGTATGTTGACATTCGCCGACTAAATAACTATATTTAACGGCATGAGTCGCTCAAATCTAATTACAAAGAAACAGCTCAGCCCCGACCAGCGCAAGGGGTTGGCTGAAATGCTTACCTTCATGCGTGATGCTTCGCAGAGGGAAATGGTACTTACTGGTGCAGCAGGTACTGGAAAGACCTCCCTCCTTCACGTATTCTTGAAGGAACTTTCCAAAGAATTCAAGAAAATCAAGGTATACTGCACCGCTTACACCAATGAGGCGGTGCGTGTCCTTTCCCAGAGAAGTGGCAAGAATTACGACAAGACCATCAGCGGTCTGCTCGGGCTCAAACTTGAACAGAACGAAGACAAAGGTAAGATTCTTGTGCGAGATGGTGTCTGCCACGCTCGTAAGTATCGTCTCATAGTCATCGATGAAGCGTCGATGATTAATGACGACTGCTATGCAATGATTCAGAGTGTTCTGCGTGATTTTCCCCAGATGAAAATCCTCTATGTTGGCGATGAAGCCCAGCTCCCTCCAGTTAATTTTGCATCCTCGGTAGTTTTCTCCTGTGTTCCTAACATATTCAGGCTGACCAAGGTCATGCGTGTGTCTGAGGACAATCCCATCATCGACCTTGTTACTCCAATCCGTGACCCCAGGAACATGTTCCGTCCAGAAGACTGCTTCGAGCATGTTGACCGTGTGAACGAACGTGGAGAGGGTGTCCGTTTCTATACGGCGAAGAAACCTTTCTTTGAGAACCTTTTCGCCGATTTCATGTCCGAGGAATATAAGGACAACAAGAACTTCTGCCGTCTCCTTGCGTACACCAACAATGCCGTAGACAAGTCTAACTGCTTCATCAGGCGTCATATCTTTGGCAACGAAGTGGAAGAATATACGCCAGGGGATGACTTGATTGTTACGGAAGGATACAGCATTCCGTTGGCTGGGGACAAGACTCTACAGGTATATGCTAACGGTGAACGATTGGAAGTGGTTGAAGCCGAAAAGTATACAGAACAGGAAACCAACATCGTTTGTTGGAGCCTGCTTGTGGATAACTACCTGGCCCCGTCGAACAAGAGGGAACTTCGTCACATCAAGGTTGTTGCTGCCGAGGGACTTCCTACTTACATAGCATTGAAGCGACAGCTCATTGGCAAGGCAAAAACACTGTGTGCCGAGGTTGACCCTATTACAGGGCGTCCTGTACATAACAGGCATGAGGTGTGGCAGGAATACTACGACTTCATCAACTCGTTCTGCTATGTCAATTACAGCTATGCGATGACTATTCATAAGGCTCAGGGTTCCACTATCGACAATGTCTATGTCGTCGAGAAGGATATCAACATCTGTGACTGGGACATTCTCCAAAGGAATAAGCTGAAATATACCGCATTTACCCGTGCGGCAAAGAACCTCCATATCCTAAATTAGTCGAAAAAATGTAATTTAATTACAAGATTAAACGACTATTCGATATGGATATTACACTTCTGCTGACGATTGATGAGAATGGGACGATAGGAGACGGGACATCGATACCTTGGGATTGCGAAGCTATTCACAAGGACATGGAAAAACTTGTCAAGGGGAACACGATTATCATGGGCCGCAATGCTTACAATGAGTTAAAGAGTTTCCGCAAGACCCGTGTTGCTTCACGCATCCTGTTTTCCAAGTCATTGACTACACGGTTAAAACACACGTCGTACACCACCAATGTGTTTACCGCCTTGACGTTGGCAAAGCGGATTGACAAGCCTGTTTACATCATGGGCGGAAACCAAACTGCGATGGCCTTCCTGAGTGAGGGTGTCGTGACGAACATGATACTCTATACCGTTCCAGGAAAGCACGACGGCATCAAGTTCATACCTATTGGCCCAAAGAGCTTCGCAACGACAAAGATTGAAAAGAGGGATGGTTATATCGTGAAACACTTTACGGCAATTCCCAACAGCAAGTTGCCGATTACTCCGCTTGAAGAAATGGATGCACCTCCATGCAAGAAGCCTGCGTCCATACTGACACCGAAGGAAGAAGCCGACGTTGATAACATGCTCGCATCTGTGTTTTCGAACGGAGATTACGGCATGGATGACTTGGACGAGGAAAGTGTCAACAAGGCTGTTTACGACTTAGCGAACAATGTTGATGGACTGTATGATATTGTTGGAATTTATGCCAACAACCAGAAGGCCATAACGGACAAGTTGAACATGTTGATAAAGCAGGACCAGCAGGTAATCGGTGCACAGATATCGTTGCAGGAAAGGGTTCGCTCTCTTGAAACGTTGAACGAGCAGAAAAAGTTCCCGATGGAATATGTTCTCCTTGCCTTGACAATTATTGCTATTGCACTCGGAGTAGTCGGGGTGATTGTATGATAGGTCTTATCATCATAAGCAAGAATCAGGTTCCTTACATGGACCAGATGTTGTGCAAGGTAGATGAAATGACGGTGAAGCCTGACCGTCTCTACTACATGCTTGACCGTGAACCAAAGAAACTACAGGAAGAGGCTACTGCCATAATGGAGAAACATTCCTGTAAGAGCTTCTCGAAACTGTTATTCAACGACAAGGTTCCAGACAACGTGTACAGGCCAATGATGACGCCTGATGTCGATTATTTCCTTGCTGGATATTGCCGCAACATCTGCATAAAGGAAGCTTTGGCGGATGGTTGCGACAAACTGGTGTTTATCGATGGTGATTGCTTGCCAGAAGGGGACATCATCAAGGGATATGACGAATACTTGTCTGGTGACAAGCCCATTGTCCTTTGCGGAAGACGAGACGACTTCGGCTTCGGCTACACCGACCAGAGGGAGCATAACAAGTACAGGAACATCTTCCGAGACCCGTTTACTAATATAGACGAGGAAGCTCCTGTTCTGGATTCGGCTGTTCTATGGTCATGCAACATCGGAATGAACAAGGCCGCCATCGAGCGTCTAATCAAGATTAACAGCACGCTCTACGGTTACAACTGTGTATTTTCTCCCATTTTCAGCGGATGCTGGGGAGGAGAGGATGGTTTCCTTGGTGTGGAATGCTTCTATGACAAGGAGATAATCCTGGCAGGACTTGGCGTTCCTAGGACTGGCATAACGCATATTCATCACGAGAGACCAAAGGCGAAGTATGGACACGCTACGTTCATAGAAGCGTTAAGGAATGCGGTAACTGCACATAGATATCTATTGGAAAACTACGAGGTATAACATGGCCGAGATTACACCTGAACTTAGAGAAAAGATTATAAAGTCCTTTACTGACGAACAGAGAAAAGTGTATGATAACCTTGTAGGAAACAAGAAACGCCTGCAAGATGAATTCAAGTTTTGTCGTCGGGCTTATGGCGACGTGATTGACGTAATCAACAAGAAGGAATGCGGACAGCAGGTCAGACTGTTCCTTCGTAATGTAAGCGACTACTTCCAGCGCCGTATGATAATTATGGAAAGAAGTCTTGAAGTATTGTGCGGCCCCGATTTCGTCAAGGAGGTTAAGAATGCCAAGGATTAAAGTTGACTACCAGTTTCCTGCCGAAGTAATCGACACTAACCATCCGACACAGGACGGCAACTGGTATACCGTCGATACTGTTGACCAAATTGTTGACCAAGTCAATCGTAACCAGAGGTTCATCATTCAGGAGTTCAACCCGATTGAACGCCAAATAAAGAAAGTTCCTCTCAATGTTGTTTGGGAAGACCAGGTCATGGGTCATTGCGTCGATGCGAAAAATGTCGATGGCAAGCTGGTGATGACCTTCAAGTGCGAATCCAATAAGTTCGGCAAGAAGCTGATGAACATTTGTGAAAGCTACGGGCTTAAAAACCTGAAAATCTTTCCTGTCGGCGAGGGAATTCCAGTAGAGCAGAATGGAAAGAAAACTGTCACCAAGTACAAACTTAAATACGTTGCGTTCGAGGGATAAGTATGATTATCGCTAGATACAAAAGAAACAACATTTCTGACTATCAGAATATCTTCGAGAAGATTGGTATTTTCATTATCAACCAAATCCTCCGCCTGATGGCTGACTTTAAGCTGTACAACATCGAGGCGAACACCTTCAATGTGCGTATCATTGTTTGGCTTGTAATCTTCATGGTTCCAGTGATGCTGATGATTGGCATCGCTATGGCAGCCTGTATTAAATTCATCTTCTTTTAACGCTTATGTGTAAATACTGCGACCACGAAACAAACGAAGAAGCCGAGCGTTTTCCCTTGTTCAATGACAATGGTAAGGCTGAAGCTTTTATTGACGAAGACAACTACCTCTCTGTCTACACTGACAATGGTGAATGGGTAGGCGTAGCCATCAAGTGTTGCCCCATGTGCGGAAAGCCGTTGAAAGGAGCTACCCAGTTTGATGATTAGCCTCCCGTATTGACCTCTTGACAAAGATATAATAAAAGTCTATTTTATGGGTATGCCAGTAATAGATATAAAACCACTCCCGAATGCAAACGGGAATATTGAGCAAGGGTTAAAGAATCTTTGCGCTAGCATTCCTAAGGACACGGTAATTCTGTGCCCGTACCTTAGTCACATCTTTACTAGATGACATCAAGGGGTTATTATGAATGACGAATACGAAGGCTTGGCAATACAAGAAGCGCGAAAGTTGGTTCAGGATAAGATGAACCGTACTGGAATGGTTAGCCGATTGATTGAATTCGGTATTACCCCGAAATTGACAAGATGGGCGTTCATGAAGGATGACAAGCCAACGCTTGATTGGGGTATTGCGTACATAAAGTTTATTGACGATGATACATACTGTGTTGGCATGTATCATCTTCCTACAAATCGTATTCTAATTTCAAGACTTTCTATTGGTCCAGGTGGTGCCCCAGTCTTTACTAAGTATGCTCATCAGATGGATGAATGTCAGTCTGCTGATGAATTCTACGAGAGATTGCCGAAGCTGGTTGATGCTTTTATTGTGGCTAAGGAAGAATACGACAAAGCTATTGATGCGAACAGAGTTAATGAATACGTGAAAAACTGTATTCAGAAGACTAAAGCGAAGATGCCTGATTACTTTGAAAAGTGTCTCCAACAGAGATTGAAGAATGGCATCGGTTCTACCACTGACTGTGAAACTGTTGAGGAAATGGAAGCCAAACTGATGTCTGCAAATTGGTCTCCGTGGATTGATACGAACGGTGTGCTGTCTCCTTGTTGCAAAGCGTTTTTTACGGAAGATATTCCTGGCTATCATGGCATGCTGGATATCGACAAATTCCCTGATGATGCTCTCTGCTATTTTAACGACTTCAAGAAAACGGGTTTCTTGTCTTTGTGCATGAAGACGGATAAGCGTGAACGAGTTGACTTTACGATTTTGATTACGGGTCCTGAAGAAGGTATCGGCGATTGTATGTACACCTTCCATCCTGGCAATCCTGTCCCTGCTTCTACCTTCAAAAGCGGCGAACTGAATGAAGAAGGACAGAAGAAAGCGTATCAGGATGGCGACACGATTACCGTAAAGGAAGCCAAGGAACTTGGTTTTAAACACGTAAAGGCAGAGTAAGAGGAAATTATGAGAGACCCCGAAAGACTCGAAACGTTCTATGCCCAGTTGAAAAAGGTTCATCAGGAAAAATTTCCTGACTGGCGCTTTGGTCAGTTTATGTCGAACTTCCTTGGATGGCTCGCTCAGAAGCGAGATATATTCTTCCCCGAGGAAGACGAAATGTTAGTCTACCTGAAACAGTATGCCCGTGGCCTTAAAAAGCCAAATGTGAAAAAAGCATTGGAAAAAGTAGTTTTTAACTAGGAATATCTTGACATCCGTATTCTTTTTTGTTAAATTTGCTGTCATGAATAACGCAAACTGGACAAAATACTTTATTCCCCCGTTCCATAACGACGCCATCTGCGTTGATACAATATGGGATTCTACTGGCAACCGCACGACGAATTCTAAGTCAGAAGCTGCATTCAATGGTTCAGCTGATGCTCATTTTCAGGCAATTGCTGCGGCAATGAACGCTGTGCTGAACGGTACTGCACTTCCTCCTAAGATGTCGTTCGGGCATCCTGTCTATGAGGGAAGCCAGTTGGATTCAGTCGTTAAATTCAAGGCAGACGGGCAGGAAATTGAACTTGATATTCGTGGTTGGGGATTTTTGACTGGACGTAAGCGGCTCCATCCAAATGACGCTGCTGCCATACAGGATGAATACGGTAAGTTCATCGTGGAGTGTATAAAGTCGATTAACTCGGATGAGTAGGAAGGTTACCAATGATAGTACCGAAGATTGAGTTTCCCCTTATCCTTGAAAAACCAGGTAATCCATACAAATGGGTTCCTTTGCATCCAGATGCAGATACCCTGAATGTACCGAATATTTTGGGTAGTGGTGGGCTCTATCTTTTTACGTTCAATGGTGATAGTTATCATGTTGTCGGTATTGCTTCCGACGCTCCGTTGGTAAAGTTCTCTACAATGAACTTTACGCATTGGTTTACAAAGCCGCTTAGTGATGATGATGTTGTAGACAATCATATCTGCCCAATCCTTATGGAGCATGAGGTAGAATACCTTGTCTGTATCAAGGAGAGGTGGCACTTTATCAGCACGGAAAGTTTGCTTTGTGACAATATCCCAATAAAATATTGGGTTAAAGAAAAAGACCTATTTCCTATCCGCTAGGAGAAAATAAATATGGACAAGGAAGATGTAGTCGATATCATCCTGCAAAAGTTGGAAAACACGAAAACTCGGGAAGAGGTGATGCCTTTTGTCGAGGACTTCTATGCGTGGACCCCAGAAGACGAGCTTGAAGAGATGGACGCTTGGGATATTGCCGAAGCTGTTATCGAATGTGCCAGTTGGGACTAAACTTTCTTGAACAATAGACGTAGTCGTGGTGTTGTCTTCGGTGATACACTAAACCCCTGATGCTTCCAGTATTCGAACGCATTGTCGTCAAATGCCATCAGGGTTATGTACTGACAGTCGTGCTTTCTAGCGTACTTGAACACGTAGTCCAGCATTATGTTTGAGAAACCATTTCCCTGTGCATCGGTCGCAACCTCAAATTCCTTCAGGTATAGGTTGCGTGTCTTTTTATCTTCGATTTCTGCACAGGCAAGTCCGACGATTACTCCCATGCTGGTGAACACCATCCACTCACCCGTGTAGTTCATGGTCTTTGCTTCATCCATGATTTCTTCCGCAGTCTTTCCTTCGATGCGGCTTTCATCCTTGTCATAGCAAATCATCGGAAACCGTTTGATGATGTCCATATTGGAGAGGAGTTTCTTGACCTCTGCGGTGGTATGTAGTTCTACTTCCATGTTAACCTTACGTGAACAAGTGCTCCATAACAGCATAGTGACCGAAGCTCGTCAGGTTCTCTATAAGGAATTCCTTAATCCGTTCGATGTCCCTGATGAAGTCGCTTGTGTTATAGAACGCAAATGCTTCTTTTGTGTTCATCAGTAGTTTATCCTTTACGTGGTACACCAAGTCCTTGAACGGGCGCTCGTGTAGGATGATATCGTGTAGATATGTGTCGTGACGGTTCTTTGCGTTCGAAACCGTGTTCAGTGTGAGCTTAAAGTAATCTACAAACGGGAAAATAAGGCCATCCTGACCATCTACCGAGGTAAGCGTACCCGTAGGTATCTGCTGGATACCCTTCTGCATTACATTGTACTGGTGCTGGCGTTCAAGTATGTTGCCCGTTTCACCGAGGATAAAGCTCTTCATGTAAAGAGGATGCTCTATCATGTTGTTCGCAGCGAAGTAGATATATTTAGATACCATAGGCAAGTTGGTTAGGCCCTGCTATAAACTATATTTTGAAAAGGTGATTTTAACATGCTCGACCTACAATTCTCAATAAAACAGCCAATGGAAAATGTGTACCGCATTATAGCCTATCCAGCTTATGCGAAAAAGGGCGAAACTGGCGTTGCCAAGGCGTTGGTTGTCAAGTCTGGCGATGCCAATTTCCTTTGTGATTTTGCAGTGAAGGATACTGAACGTGGTCAGGGCATCGGAACCCGTATGCTTGAAATGCTGATGGACCAGTTCTATATCAACTGCCTTACGGTAGAGAAGAAAAACGCCATCGCCAAGCATATGTATGAAAAGGCAGGGTTCACCCCTGGTGAAGACATTGATGTCACCTTGGTTAATCCCAGTGTAAACAGGGACCAGAATTGCATACTGATGTCAACTTATCAGATGACTGAGGACGAAAAGAAGGCGTTGGCAATGTTGCTGAACAAGGTAACGATGAAACTGTTCAACAGCGTCTACATAAATAAATATAACGCATCTGACTTGGATGTAGATGCGTTAGTTAGTGAATTGGTTTCTTGATTTATTTGGCTGGCTGAGCCTGTTCCTGAGGAGCTTGTTCTCCGTTCGGCTTGCCTTGCGGTTTCTGTTCCTGTGCGGTTGGCTGACCAGCCTTGAATTTAACGCCGAAGTATTTTTCTAGCCTTCCACGTATATCGTTCAGGACATTTTTATCAGTTATAACCTTGCCGTTTTGTGTAAGGAACGAGGCGATTTCAGTATTGAAGTCTAGTGGGGAATTCTCATTGGCAGCCTGTATAACTTTTCCCATTATGGTCTTGCCGTGCTCAGGGAATTCGTTTTCTATCTTCTTTTGTAGTTTCTGCTTGCATGCAGCTAGATAGTTATTAAACGCTTTCAAGAGTTTGTTCTTATCTACTTTGTCCTCTGTTATGTTTCCGTCATCTTGTTGATTGGCCTGCTTGTTGTCCTGAGGTGTCTGCTGTTGAGCTTGTTCCTGAGGGGGTTCTTTTGCAGGCTGCTCTCCTTGTGCTTGCTCTGCACCAGCTTGTGCCTGTGTATTCTGTTGAGGTTGCGGTTGCTGTTGCGGTTGTTGCGGGGCGGCATTCTGCTGAGGCTGTGGTTGAGTCTGTTGCTTCGGTTGTTGTGCAGGCTGGGCCGCCTGTGGCTGTGCAGGAGCCTCGGCTTCCATACAGATATTCCGTATAGCCACAATATCATCCATGACACATTTAGGAATGTCCAATTTATGAATGCTTGCTTCAAATAAAGTCATAGTCGGTAGGCTCAATCATGAATTCTGACTATAGTTTATATCCAAGCCTAGCAGTGTAATAAAAAACCCACGGCTTCAACCGTGGGTTAATTCTAATTGGTTTATTTCAGATGATTAGCCTTTTTGGTTTCCACCTTTTTGTGCCCTATATTTAAGAACGGCAGTGCTTGCGGCCAATGCGGCTTGGTCTAGTGCCATCTGCTCGTTTTCACCCCATTTCATGTTTGCATCGAGGTATTTCTTTTCGGCTTCGTCGTAAACCTTCTTTTCATCAGGTGGAAGATTTATGTATGACACCTTTCCAGAATAGTACTGGGTTCCTTGTTTCGGCTGTTTCTGTTGCGGAGCGGCTTTTTGTGCTGGCGTGGTATTGCCGTTGGCCGCTACCTGCTGTTGATTGTTCTGCTGACCACCCTGCTGTTGTGCAACTTGCTGTTGGGCATTCTGTCTGGCAGCTTGTGCCATACGGGCCCTGTATTTCATAAGCTCAATTCTGGCTTGCTGCTCGGCGGCAGGTTCGACACGGGATGGGTCGTTCTTGAACTTTTCGGTGTATACCTTTGTCCAGTTTTCCTTTGTCTGTTTGAAAAACTTCTTTTCGGCATCATTTTGAGGACCCTTTACGTTAGCTGCTACTTCTGCAACATTTTTATTGTTTCCTGCACCTACTGCTGGTTTCGCTTTTTCTGTCTTTGGGTTGTTTTTAGCAAGACGTTCTTGAATTACTTGCTGTCTCTCTGCTGGCGTATAGTGGGCAAGACGAATGCATTCGGCTTTGGTTTCCTTTGGATTTTCCCTCTGGTGTTGTGGAGATATACCAAATCCCTTCCATGTATTGTATTCTGCCTTCGTGATTTCTTTGCTGGCCAAAGCCTTTTCAGCTTTCGCTGCATCGAATGGCGTATCCAACAAATTGACATCGGCTTTCTTAGTTGCTACGTTGGTATTTCCAGCTGGGGTATTTGCGTTCTTTACGTCTTTGCTAAATACGTTTGCAACATGCATGTTCTGTTTAGCCATTGCTTGCAACGTCTGCTTTCCGATGAGGCCGTCTGCGGTTACGCCAAGTTTTTCCTGAAGGGGAATAACCTTTTTCTTTGCTTCGGCAAGAAGCTTGTTGAATGCATTTTGGGTATTCTCATCCATTTTGCCAGTTGTGTCGATATCTTCCTTTTGCTGAATAGCCGTTATCGTCTTTGGTCCTAGAATACCATCGGCAACGATATTAGAGTTGGGCATGGCTGATTGCAGGAAATACTGGACTGTTGCTACATCAGCTCCACGCTTAGCGGTGGGTTTCTGCTGTGCGGCAGCAGGCTGTTCAGCGGCCTTACCATCAGCGGGTTTGGCCTGTTGTCCTTCGGCATTCTGTGCTGGTTGAGCACCTGTGGTTTGAGCAGGCTGTTCAGCAGTCTTGGTTTCAGCGTTCTTAGCTGGCTGCTCACCTGTTGCTTGGGCAGGTTGCTCTGCTGGTTTTGTTTCAGCAGCCTTGTCATCAGTCTTTGCTTTTTTGTACTCAGGATTATTAATTGTCAATTCAAATCCTTTGACACGTTTGAAGTCTTTATCATTAGTTGCCTTCCAGTATTCGTCCTCTAATTTCTGACGCCATTTTTCTCCCTCGGCAGTACCCTTATTCGCTACTGCCTTCTGCTGAAGATTTTTAAGGACTTTCCATATATCGTCGTCAGTTTCTGCATCGTCGATAGAGGTTGGTACTTTTTCGGCTTCTTGGTTACTTGTCTTCTTTTCTTCTGTTTGGCTGTTGGGGGAAGTATTCGGCTTGAACACATTGTAGTCGTAATCTTTGTTATTCCAAGTGGGGGGATTTTCTGGCTCCAGTCCGTTTGCTTCCATTTCTTTTTGCTTGTCCTTTTCCGCTTTTTCTTTGCGTTCTTGGTCTGCTTTAATTTGGTCTGCCTTTTTCTTGTCTTCTTCACCCAACGGAGTGTAACCCAAGTCCTTTTCCTTGTCGTCACCTTCCGCTTCGAGGCAGATATTGTTGATTTGCTTGATGGCATCCTTCATGTCAGCGGGGATATGAAGTTTGTCGATTGATGATTCAAAAAGAGATTTCAGCATATAGGCACCCTATATTGTATTCTAAACCTAGTTTATACCATTCTTTACTATATACCTAAGCGGCTAAGCATGGTTTTGGCTACAGTTTCGAGCCGTTCACCCGAACCCTTACCATACGTTTTCTCAATCATCGGACGATAGTGTTGTACTATCTGCTTCATTACAGCCGCATGTAGTGCGTTATGGTCCATGTCTTCGGGCAGATTACTGCTAACATCCGTTATAGCCTGTCTTGCTGTATCACGAATAGCGTCATCCTCTGCTTTCTTCTTAGCGGCATCTGCTTGCATTTTCTCGAAGTCGCTGCTAATAGGCGTTCCACCAACGTCGCTTTCCAGGCACACCTTTCGCAATTCGATGACGCTTTGCTTCATCGACGGGCTGATGTTCAACTTCTCGATTTGTGATTCGAATAGGTTCATGGTAATTTCTCCTAATTGGCCTCAACCGTATTGAGGGCTATCATTGTTTCACTAAAATTGGTCTTTACGCCGAACATTCCCTTGTCACCCTTGTCGTATAGTGCAAAATAGAAGGAATAGATTGTTTCCTTGTTTGGGTGGATAACGTCAGATACGAATGTTTTGTACTTGCTCGACGTATGGTAAGTAAAATAAAGTCTTCCGTTCATCATGCCCCAGTCGAACCAGACCTCGCCCTCTGGAATGACCGTTCCATCGGAAAGTGTGGTCTCGTCGTTGCTGAGATACTGGAAGATTGTATCACCTGGGGCATCCTCGACAAACTGGATGGTTGCCTTGAAAGTGTATGACGACTCGATGTCGCCATTGGCGTTGTCACCGAACCAGTTGAGAATCTTGCTCCAATCAACGTAGTCTTCGACGGCATATCCGCCTTCAACTTCCTGGCCGTTGCCAGGGGCGATGTTTGGAATGAACTTTCTCGTATCGTCATTGACGGCCACGAAGTCACGACCGAAACCACTCAGGTCGCTTTCGTGCGGGGTGTCGTAATCGAAGTTGAAACGGAGCAGGTCAAACGAAGGAACTTCTGCAGGTCTCGTAATATCGTCAGTTACCGATTCACAGTAGGTGTAAATCGGGATGCCATTCTTGTCGAAATCCTTTGGAAGCACGTAGTAGTCTGGCGATTCTTCGTTGGGGGATTGTGGGTTATCTACTGTTTTGGGGTCGTCGTATGGTTGCGTTACCGTGATTGTTTCGGTTATAATGTTGCCTTCGGCATCATACTGTTGGTTTCCGTTTTCATCCAATACGGGGCGTGTAACCGTCTTAACGAGACTATCCTTGTTGTATACGTCAACCCCGCATAGTTTCAACCCTTCGTGGTACGTCGTTGTTGTAAACCTATCGAACAGTAGAAGCTGTTTGAGGGATACATCCTCGTAGTATTTGCTTCCGTCAGCATCCTGTTTCTGCATCAGCGTTGTTGACAGGGTATGTAGAATGGAGTAGCCTTCCCTGATAGTCGGACACACGGTTTCCCACAGCTTTTTCTTCTGCATGATGATTTCGCTCGGGTATACCAAGAGTTGTTCCCTATGGATGATATCCTCGTCGATATGGAAGTTCATCTCGGCGTACTTAATCATCTCTGGGGTTTCATACGGCCTGTGGTAAACGCCGTAGCAAGTAATCGGGTAAGTGACCTTGTAAACCTGCTGCTGTGCGTCGGAGTCGCTAATTTCCTCGTTTAGTTCCGTGGTGTTGCTGTTGATGACCACGACTACTGGTCTAGGTATCTCTGGTGCGAAGTCCCATTCCTTAATTACTATCGTCCTGTATTCGTTGAAGTAAGGTTCGATATTCTCCTTTATCTGGAAGATATCGGAGATGTTGTCCGCCTGAAACTGCAATTCGAACTGGAATGTGTATGGCGTAGGCTGGATATCCCTAATCCATCGGTCGGCTGACCTGCTGAAAATTTCTCTCGCATAGGTCGGTTGCGGCCTGTTGCTTGGGTCTGGTGCGTTGCTTACAAAACGGATTGCCCCTATTGGATAGGGTATCGTCTGCTGTTTGTACTGGGTTGACGACCAGAAGTTCGTAAAGTTGGCGTTGTTGTGGGTGATGATGGGAATTTTGGCACTCCTTGAGTACGTCGTACGGTTCATGTCATCATACTTGTTGACATACATGTTATTGAACATGTCGATGAGTCCAATAAGGATTTTCTCGATAGTGCGAACGTAGTAAAATGGTCTCATAAAGCATCACCTAATCACCGAATAGTTTATAATGTCTTGGTGGTGGCCTGGACGACCCCGACTTTATAAACTATTGCTGAATACGTATGGATGTTTTCATGAGCCCAAACGAAGAACAGTTCCGTCAGGCAATATCACGGCTTGACCTGCCAAAAGCGCAGATGGAAGCGATATGTGACCTGCATTCCGCTATTTACGAAGCGATTGACTGGAAAGGCATATACGACAAGCTATCTCACCTGGACGACTATCCGAAGGTCAGTAAGGCAATTAAGTTGGGTGCCGCAGGCCTCATCGCTTCGTCTCCAATCCACGGCATATACGTAACCGACTGGGATGAACTGGGTAAACGGCTTGGCGGTGGCGACAAGGCGGTTGAACAGTATGTTGACCTTCCAGAGAGGGATTTTCTTGAACACGAACCAACCATAGCATACGATGATAGCTTGGCACACCATGCTTACGAGCTTGATGCGAACCCGTATAGCATACAGGGTAATCTTGATAAGAAGGCGGCACTGGAAAAGGAGAAGGAAAACCGTAGTCTCGTCAGGGATGAGTTGAAAGTAGATTATCCGAAAGTCTCTACCACAGAATCAATCGATACGAGTCTCAGGAACTTCATGAAGAAGAACTTGTCATACGCATACAAGAAAAAGCACACCCCAGAAGAGCAGGATGCTCACATCGACCGCATCCTGAAGGCCGTTAAAGATGTTGCGGCGATTACCGCCCCTCGTGGTATCGGTGAAGGAGAACTCCTTGCGTTGATATGTGTCGAAAGCATGTTCGACGACAAGCCGAAGACGACAAAGTATCGTGGACTGGCACAGCTGGGCCCCGATGCTATGGCTGACGCCAAGAAACATGCCTCTGAGTTTGGTCTGGATTCAGCTGATATGGCTGACCCAGAAAATGTCGAGAATGCAGTTAACCTTGCTGCTGGATACCTGCTGTACCTGATGTACGATAGCGCCCGCAGTAATATGGTTAATGAGGGTGAAAAGGACGACAGCCTTCACGGAGACATGAGGTTCGTCTTTGCGTGCTACAACGGAGGCATCGGCAAGTCCACTGACCAGTATCACGACAACGAAACCACGAGCGTTCCGAAACTGTACCGCAGGGTACTTCATGGGGATATGACGGCCAATGATGCCGTCCGTGTGAGGGGCAACATGAGCGAGGCTCTGAGTTATCCGTCTAAGATATTCCAGGTCCTAGATTACCTGAAATCCATTGGTGTACCGACTCGGTTTGATTCACGTAATTATATCTATCGAAAGAGGTAAGCTGCTTGAATTACTTGGCTATCTATTACGGTATCATAAGGAAGGCACAAGAAAGGGAATATGTAATCGGGGAACTATGCGAAAAGCACCATATAACGCCAGTTTCCTGCGGTGGTAGCAACAAAAAGACAAATCAGGTAGAACTTACACTCAAAGAGCATCATATCTGCCATCTTCTCATGCTTCGTGCTGGCATCTGTACGACATATTATTTTTCCAGACTTTCGTCAAAACAATATATTTTTATGAAGACACTGGAAAAAGCAAAGTATGAACGCAGCAAGCACAAACAGAAAACCCGAAGACGTCATAAGGCTAGCCAAGTATCTATTGTTTAAGTATGCCCCGATTACGCATACGGTTCTCGGTTTTGCTGAGTTCGTTTTCGATGACGTTAATACGGTAGCCAGCTGCGTAGACAATGGAAAGCTGTATGTCAAGATTAACCGTGACTTTGTCGATACGGTTGAACCTCAGGAACTTGCAGTTATCTTCTATATAGAGTCCGTCCGAATCGGTCTTGGACATGTTACTACTCGTTTGTACAGTGACAAGAAGATATCCCTGATGGCATCTGACCTGATTGCCCTAAGGATGGGCCTATGTTCCGACATCGGTGTAAACAACACGGCTTACGGCAAGATTTTATCGAAGGTATCGAAACTGGAGACTAACGTCAACTCGCTCTATTACGGCAAGTTCTACAAGCCGTACGATTACCGCAATGCCAGCATCGAAATCCTGTACAAGTTGCTAACCGAGGGTCAGAACGGTGGTCAAAACCTCAATGGTGAGAACGGGGATGATTCCAGCGAGAAGGACTCGTCTGGCGGCATGTCCACTTACCTGAATGACGAAACTAGGGCTGACCAGTGGAATGCGGAAGGCAGCATAAATGAGGCGGTCGAACAGGCTGCTGTCAACGGTGGTGGAAGCTGGGGAACGGCTGAGGCCAACGGGGTTGTCAGCATGTTGTCTAAGGCGGAGAAGGCTGTTGACGGGCGTACAATAATCAGGAAGTTTGTCTCGCAGTCCATTGAATGCGGTTGGAGGGAGTGCCGCTTCAAGAGGAACCGTCGTTTCGACCTGTTGTACCCAGGTCATGTTGCCGAGTACAAGGCCAAGCTGCTTGTGGCCGGTGACGTTAGCCGTTCAATGCCTACAAGTGCAGTTTCCAGGATAATTTCCCTGATTTTGGCTGTCGGCAAGGATGTTGACATAGATTACTGCTGGTGGAATACCCAATGCACTAAACCAATCCACTTGACACCCCTGATGAGAAAGCGGAAGCAATTCTCCGTTTCAACGGGTGGGGGAACCGACTGCAACTGTGTTTTCCGCATGTTGGACACCTGCCGTACTAGGTATAACGGCATAATCATTGTAAGCGACATGGATTTCTATCCCGAACTGAAACTTGCCAAGAGGTACAGGGCGGGTAAGATACTGTGGGTAAAGACGAAGCCTGAGCTAGACCCTCCACAGAAATATGCCAAAAAAGTAGTTGACTTGAATGAATTGGAGCATTAACAGATGAATCTGTTTTTGTTGCATGATTATAAACTATTTTTGATTGAATTTATCGGCTAGATTATGGCATTGGAACGACTGACGAAAGAAATAGACGTATTGACCTACAATGCAAGAAGCGTGTTGAACGCCCTTATTAGGTCTGTACTCAGATATGGAACATCAAACGGATACACTGTTACAAAGAGTTCCGTCGAACTCAAGCTGACAAGGAACGACATCTATCTCCTTTACAGGCTGTACAATGAATGGGCGGGTCTCGGCTTTGGGAAGGATACTTTCGATGCCGCATGTGATAACGTCCGTGAAAAGTTCATGCCTGCTGCTAATGCAAACCCGCTTCTGGTCGCAGATGCCGATAATGACGAACTGCTCCATGCGGTCGTTACCCACTCGAAGATAATGTACCTGAACTCCAGTAACAAGAAAGAGGATAACCAGTACTGGATAGACCAGATTATCAACGCAGCCGACAAGACTTACATTCTGAATTCTTCCCCCATTCCAATCAACCTGAGGACACCCGTGTTCGATGAGAACATGGAAGTGGACAAGTATTCCCAGTACGAAACCTACTTGCTTCCGATGGGCTACTACATGTCCCTTATCCTTGGTTCGGCTGGTGACGAGGTTGACCACGTCGCTGGCGGTAGGAACTGGTGGTTCGATGTTGACAATGAATTCAAGGTGACTGCCCCGTCTGTCGTGTTCGGTGGAGATGACGGTACAGACAGATTTACATACAGGTGTGCAAGGAATGATACTGGCGACCTGAAGTCATCTCCTAGCTACAGCCTTGCCTATGGCTGGAATACGAAACTGCGTGGAACGTACGGCACTGTTGGCGGAAGGTCTACCTTCGTTTTTGCAGACAATGCCCACGGAATATCCACTAACGGAATGATACAGGGTAGGTATGCAGGTATATACGCTGGTTTGAACAACCAAGTGCACGACACCAATGGCATGACCGCAGGCGGTGAAGACCTTGTCGTTCTCGGTAGCCACGGATTTGCCGCGAACCGTTTCAACTGTGTTGGTTACCCGGGTCTCATCTTCAAGGTTCCTAATCTTACAAAGATTGACAGCGAATGTGAAGTCGTTGTAAATGTATGCGACAGTGATACATCACGGACGTTGACAAAGTACAATCCGACTAACATCCTTGACATTTATGACAACCAGAACGAGTTGACCCCGATTACGTGGTCGAACTTCGAAGTTGGCGACCAGGTCATTATCTATGACCAGACGATTAACGGAAAGAACTATCTGAGCTGGTTCGGTATCGAATTCAGACACCAGATAACGAGCATTACTGGAATAGACAAGACACACCCTGGATTCACGAGGCTCATCCTTAAAGACAACATCAGGTTCAGTGAAGTCGGTGTAAACGGTGGACGAGTCGCAAAGTACAGTTCTAACAAGTACACAAGCTACACTTACGAATATTCTGGTTCGAGTGCTTCTAAAACACGTAGATACTTCGGTGCGAACTCTACTGCTTTGAACTACCTGACGATAGCTGCTGGTTTCAACCAGACTGTCGTTGGCGCTGCTAACTTCCCTGTTGTCAAGCCGAACTTTATTGTCGGCACTGGTTATATCCCAGAAGGTGACGAGCTTCAGACGCAGTATGTCGGTGTAGGCGTGTTCGGCAGTGATGCCGATGGATACATCCACAGCAAGGTGTATCGTAGAAACGCCTTCATGGTGGCCAGGGACTATATCCATGGGGCAACCAGTTCATACATCATGATGGGTATGGTCAATGACCAGAAGCAGACCGATGTAAGTCACTGGGTGTCTACTACGGATAATGCGAACCATCGTGAATTGTACCTGGAAGCGACGGACGGTGCTCTTGAAGTCGCATGCAATGACCCGCATGACAAGACGCTTGACACCAATAACTATCAACAGTATCACACTAGCCATATCGGTCTGTCCAATACTAGGATGGTTCTTGGTAGATTTACGAACCGTTCAAAGGATGCCGACAAGAGTTGCCTTGCTGCCATCAATTTTTACGATAAGAGCTGGTTTGCTGACCATGGCGATGTGAATCCTAATAAGATGCCGAGAAACACGGCTCTCGAACTCTTGGGCGAGAACGCCATCCGTGAATTGAAGACGAACTTCAACATCACTAATGGTTTTGTGACGAAAGACGGCTACATTTGCCATAGCAGGTATGCTCCAGAAGGAAGTTATGGCGTATGGAAGGACAACGCCGTTGCTCGCAGCTTGTATTCCGAGAACGAATACATTGCCATAAGCAGTGCTAATACACTGTCGCTGTATTCTGTAAACATGGTCATGCTCGATTCCAAGAGCAGGGTTCATATTGATGGTCCTAGATTGACCATTGACCAGATGACATCAACTATCGGAACGCTCGCGTTGACTGGCGATGCAAAGAGCCATTGCCATGACTGGATTTGCGGTTGTGGATTTGTCGGGGGCAAACAGGAGCCTGACTTTGCCCGTGTGATGTATGGCGGATTCATGATTGCTACGGCAGCTGACGTGCATTATGGATGTACAAAATATATCTTGCCCGCACGTGACGGTACGTGTTGGGGCCTGGATGAATTCTCCGCTGGTGGCTCCGCATCGGCTCACATCTTCTCCTCTGTTGGTGGAAACAACTCGCAGATTCCTGGTTACGACACATCGTGCAGCACAGAATCGGTTAAGTTGATTTTGCCTGGTCCTAGCTATGTAGACCACATTCACCCTGTAATGATGCGTTACAAGGAAGCCGAGTACACGAATGGCACGAAGACCAAAAATGAAATCATGCAGGTTGATAAGCTGGCACTTGTTGACGATATTGTCACCAAACGTACGCTTAGTGGCAGCAACAACAGTACAGGAGATTATAGATGGGTTAAAATAGCTAAGGTGCGCGTTCCTCATCCTGAAAACGGAATACAGTGTTTTGTTGCTGGTTCATTTATCGTTATGGCTTCTGGTATCAATGGAGGTGCTAAGAGAGAGGTTCATTTCAATCTTCTCGGCCTTACTACGCCTGATTCGGTTGGTAAGGCTTACTCATGGCATAGCGACAATAAGGGTAGCGTACCCCGTAGTACTACCGAAGTACGAAATAATGGTGCGTGCGGTATAGTGATTGCTGTACTGACAAACACACCTAGTGATACCTCAGATGCTTATTATGATATCTGGATTAAAATCTTTAAAGCAGATTTCTTTAGTATCTATCCGTCAAGCTTTACAGAAGGGCAAGGTTCTATCGAATGGAAGAACAGTCACTTTGTTCTTGAAAATATGGAACAAGCTACCGATTGGGTGAAAAGTACGATGCCGACATCCGAGATTAGTAATCGTAGTGACAACTTCTATTGGCTTGTAACTGTAGATAATTGATTGGAGTTTTTATGTCACAGAGTTTTTCAAACGCATTTCCTATTGAATCTATCGGTCGTGACATCGCTAGAAACAATTACAATTACGAAGCGATTTTCAATGCCTTGATGGAATGGAACTATTCAGAAAAGGATTATCTTACGGTACGCCTTACTAAAAATAGTGCACCGTATTTCCATACATGGACTATTCCTACCAAGAAAGCACAGTCGAAGACTGCCAGCATTTCGTTGGTAACTCCTGTTGCACCAAATGCTTTCGACCTTGACGGTGAATACGGCATGGTTGCAGCCACTGATGCGACGGAGGAAGGAAAGGACGATGTTGTAATCCGCATTAACGTGGTTAATAACGGTGGAACCAGTTGGAGGGCGTTCATCGATGCATTCGTCTTTGATAATGAGACGGAGGCGGAATCCCTTCAGTACGCAATTTACCGCAAGGCAGGCGACACGGAAAGTTCATATAGCCTGTTCATCGTGGATAAGCCGAAAGACGAAGAAACCGCAGCAGCTTCAACAGCGTTGATATCCGAATATAGTTCTTCTCAAAATGCGGCTAAGCATCATTTCATTGTTAACGAAGGTTCTGTCTATGCGGTGACATCTGGAAACGGAGAGCCTCTATATCTCACAGACCTCGGTACGTCAAAGGCTGTGTATGTAGGCTCGGTGTGGGAATCTGGCAAGTCATACAACAAGGGAGACCTCGTTGTACGTAACATAGGGGAAGACGGCGAAGAAAACTACCACATGTTCGTGAACCTTGCCGAAGACAATGCCAACCTGAGTGACCCTGCCGATTACTTGGGAACCCTTTCAACTGACTATGGATATTCCGAGTATTCTGGCGAGGACCCGCTATGGAAGGAGATTGTCCTTCTTCCTGTAAGCAACGTATTCAGTTCTTCATCTGTAATCAGAATGAAGCCAGACAATGACTTTAGGGGAATTGTCTTGCAGAACGCAAACGATTCCTATGCGGAAACGAATGTGAATATCGGAATTGAAGGTAGCACCAAGTACAAGGTTGCCGACAGCACGTATGCACGCCGTGTCAAGATATTCGATACGGCAAACTACACGATGTTCCCGTATTCTACCGCTGATGTGTGGATGGATGGAAGGGTTTGCACGTACGACCCGAGCATTCCTATCACACGGAGACAGGATTACAGTGCAAGCATGGTGTTTGACCATTCCGACGAGAACGTGTCTACCGTCAACTACATCAACTATGATGGCCCCGACCTCGACCAGGGATTGTGCATCTACCTTCCTGTTCACGGAAAGTCAGAGAACGGTAACGGAGAGAATACGCCAGAGGACGGATACACATTCGACTTCTTCTTTAGGATATGGCCTAATCCAGGGTACAACGGACAGTCTACCAACGACCTTATCATCAACAAGGCTCAGATATACGTTTACTCGGTTGAAGATGCTGATGAGGCCAAGACTGGCTCATGCACGCTTAACCCGATTGCTAAGTTCAGCATGGCTAGGCTTACCAACTTCTACGTCTATGACGAAAACATCGGTGTTCCTAACAGGCCAGTGATGTACCGTGCTACCTTTGTCTATGCCAAGGGCGAGGAAGGGGAAGACGGCCAGTGGAAGCTGTTTGACTACTACCAGTTGCCAGACCATGTGTTCATCGGCCCTGTCGGATTTGTTGACCCGACTAACAAGGGTATCATGGACGATTCGAGACCTGGTAACGAATACAAGGGTTATGAAACCGCTGGTTTCCCGATGTTTGCCGACCCGTTCGAAAAAACATCGCTTACGCCAGTGCAAGAATAGCATTTAAAAAATGTAATTTAGTAGTGAATGAAGGTCGAGATGTCATACAATGACGTTGGCATCAACACCATGGAGAAAGATGCATACACGTTCAGAAATAAATACGTTTCTACGATGCTATAAATGCACTGGAAACCAGAAGACGACAGCACACGATTTTGCCGAATTTGCACATGTGGACCAGAAGGATAAGGCTGGTGGAACATTACTATCCCATATTGAGAGAGTTGTAGATTTCCTTGAAGAAAACGGTTATAGCGACGACGTTATTACCGTAGGGTATCTCCACGACATCTTGGACAACGGTGGCTTCTGCCAGACTGATTTAAGCATGTTCTTCCCAGAGACGGTGTGGCAGGCTGTGACCCATCTCTCCCACAACAAGACATCTTGTCGTGAAGAGTATCTCAGCAAAATCATGGAGAACAAGATTGCCACAATCGTCAAGATTGGCGACTTGACCGACAACATGGTAATCACCAGAAAGGAATATCCAACCGACAGGGAATACTGGAAGACCTGCAAGTACAACCGTGAGATTGAACGGCTTACCAACAGGCTCCATGAGTTTGAAGAAGAGCCTGCGGCTGAATAGGTGAGTTTGGGGGATAAAGGAAAGGCGGCTTTAAGCCGCCTTTTCGTATTTAGAATAGATTGTCGAAGTCGATATCACCAACGTCTTCCTGTCCAGTTTCCTGAGATTGGTCTGTCGCTGGTTCCGCTGTGGGTTCTTCCGTAGTTGGTGCATCCTCGGTCTGCGGTGCTTCTTCCGTAGTTGGAGCTTCTTCAGCAGGCTGTTCCGTTCCAGTATCGGTCTGCTCCTCGTCGGTGAAGAGGTTTTCCAAGTCCATATCAGACAGCTCCTCGGTTGGGGCTGTCTCTTGTGACCCGTTGTCAATTCCGAAGAGGTCGGCCTGCTGTTGCGGGTCAGGTTGGACTGTTTCCACGTCATCCTTCTTCGCGTCGAAGATTTCATCGCCTTCCTTCTTATTCTCGTTGACACCAACCATGGCATGCACCTTGTCCATAAGGTCGTCTACACCCTTTGTTCTGGTTTGCTTGATTTCAGTCTTTTCGGCAGGCGTTTCGGCAGCTTCGGCGTCTGTTTGAGCCATTTCTGGGGCCAAGTTGGATTCCATCAGGCATTTGCGGTATACCTTTGAAATGGACTCGTACAGGGCGGGTTCATGCCTCTTGAGATATCTTAGTTGCTGACTGAATGTTGATGCCATTTTGCTATCCTACTACGTTGTCGGTCTTTCCGTTGGCAACGGCGTTGATGTTCTGTTGGAGCTTATCGAGGTCTTTATCGATTTCCTCTTGTGCCTGCACGGCTATCTTCTCGTTTTCCGCCTTCTTCTTTTCGATTTCGTCGAATGCTGCGGCAACATCAGCGAACTGCTTAGAGTTCATGTTTCCCAGGTCTCCTTCGATGGGCCTGGATTTTACTGATGTTTGAGCATTCTGTGCGGCAGCGTTCTGCTCTGGAGTATTTGCCGTAGAGACTGTCGTTTGCTGCTGGGGTGTGATAGTCGATTCGAAAGTCGGATTTTCCTTCCTCCATACGTCGTAGAGTGAGTTGATGGTTTTCTTGAAATCCTCGTCTTCGACGAATGTGTTGATGAACTTGATAAAGGTCATTGTGCTTTCCTCATGGAATTGCCTCTGATTATAGTTTATATTCTTGGTTGGTTTTCTGTGCCAGATTATAAACTATAATTGCAAAAATGGAGACCCGATGGAAAGCAGAAGTATAAAAATAAAGGATTATGTAACTCATGAACGTGTTCCTGTTAGGGGGGATTCCCACGGAAATTTCACGCTGAGTCCTTTAGGCTTTCCATTCGTGAACCGAAGCGGATATATGCCTGGTGTGCCTGGTTCAGTACCTCCGACCAAGTTCAGTGCGGAGATGCTGGTCAAGCCTGATTTGACTAAGGATGAGCCAGAGAACTTTTATTTTCTTGAATTTAAAGACAATTTCGACTTTCCCCGTACGGACAGCGACCACGATACGTTCATTGTTACCGCCCAGCTAATTGAGGATGAAACTGGATATATCATTTCTAGCGAGCATGCTAATTTTACCACAGGATGCTATGTATCCATTAAGGTAGAAGAGTCTACATACGAGTCGCTTAACCGAGACTTTACGTTGGATAAAGATAACCACATTCCGATAGAACCAATTAGTCCTTCGGCTGAGGAAGGAATTGAATGTACGGTAACGTTCCGCCCAGAGAGGACGGAGACTGATGATGAACATCCGCTATTCATCAAGTTTACGGGCAGTGCCGACAACAACGGTATATACAAGCTTTTCGTTGATGACAGCGACAGCTCAGGAATTCTACATTACACCTGGATGTACAAGACATCTAACGAGGAAACATGTGACCCAGACAAGGAGGTTACATTTGACGGAACAGAAAACGACAACGTGCGTGACCATTATCGAAACAGGGTTAGCGATGAAGAAGTTGCCGATTATCTGCGTGACAGGCTTGGGCCTGCTATTGAATGCGGCAAGTTCCGTGGTGCAGAATATCCAGTTGATTCTCACGGATTGCTGGTAAAATGGTTCCTGAGCCGTGGTGCAATCGTGCACTCTGTTGCTGGAAAGACTGTTATCATAGATGGCTTTGGCCACGTTTTGGATACAAGTGGATTGGGTGATTGTTCTGGAACGCCTGATACCGACGAGCAGGGTCCGTATAACATAGGTGTCCTGAATGATTGGCTAATGTCAACTGCTGGCACTAATGAATACGAGGATTATCCATCTGAAGAGTTGACTGGCGGAAATAACAATATTTCCCTCGAAGTAGAGAAGTCTGGCGAGCGTCACACTTTTGTTATCCAACAGTATTTGGAAAACATGGTGCAGACCCCTCCTAGAAAGACCTTTATTCATCTTCCTGCTGGGGTTGACCTCGCTGATGGAACCGAGGTTGAACTAAATGTTGCGCTTCCTGTCGTCACTCAACCTGGCACTGTTGGTCAGACAGATACGAATGTCAAGAAAGCACTCAAAAGCTTTACGGACTATGTGTCCCAGCCTATGGTGTATATCTTGTCTGGAAAGCAGACGCCGCTTCCAAACAACGCCGTATTGAATAGCGGGATAACAACGTCAGGTGATTCGTTCACGATTGTGCCGAAGCATCCGTACAATATAGGGAATGGGTCAATCGCATTTGGTCTGTATAACCGATATGAATGTTCAAAGACTTTCCGTTTCTCTGGAAATGCAACCACTCACCAATTGAATGATGGTGCGTTTGTCAACCAAGACCATTCAAAGGTAATGTTCGACACTGTGGACGAGGTTGCGAAGGTGGGTGATTACATCTTATTGAAATATGATGTAATGACCCCTGTTATAGGTAAAGTTACCGAATTAAAGGAAATGTCTGTTGTGGTTGATTTTGGTAGGGAGTTGAAAAAGCCATATGATGGCTATTATGTAGTAGAGTACGAAGGTGATAGACACAACATGACTCTGGTTGAGGGTGATGTTCCACTCTATGACATTGACGTAGACCCGACTGATATTGTGGTTGGTGACCTCCTTGAGTTTGACGTACTTGAAGGTCACGAGGACGAAAAGCTCATTGTCTCAAAAAACACAACAGAAGAGACAACAACTTTCGGATTTTCATCTCCAGTGTCAAGCGACCCAGACGACGCAATACATGGTTTCTTTACATCGATAGAGGTTACTGACAAGGCGTTCCCGTATGACGTTCACAGCAGACGATGGTTAATGTATTCCAAGGACGCCACCTGCATGGTAGATGTAAGGGCAGTCGATGACAAAGATGGATTGACTGAGCATACGGAAGATAGTGGAGCGTTTGATACCGAAAAGACTTTGGAAGATTTGAAGGAGTATTATACTGAGCCAAAACTGATTGACAATGATTCTATCATTGCCACTATCTATCCGACATCAACAAACACATTCCCTTGGAGACTTAACGGCAGAAACCGTGTTCGTCACTTGGGATTGACAACCAATGCCAACGTAGACTATGTTAACGGTGATGACAAGCCGCTGACACGACTTGTGTTTGAGATGAATGAACGGGTATATTCTGGTATCAGCGGCATGTTCCGTGGATATCATCCGATATCAGAATTGCGTTATTGCGAATCTAACAACGGCACGGCAGAAGGAAACTCCGTTCTCGGTTCACTCCTTAGGGTATATCTCCCACAAACACTTGATGCTGATGTGGATGACGAACACAAGGATGATATCTATGTCGTACGTCGTGCAACAAAGGCGTTCCATGACCTTATCGGCGACTTTAAGGTAGCCCGTGTCGGATATACCTCTTCAAGGACGTTGGACGACAAGAAGACGACTAAGTGGGGAGACGGTTCTGATACTCCAGCTCCAACCACGTCAGGAACTGATAACCTCCACCGTCTTAATGATTGGGAAACGAAGATGATTCATTTGCCCAACTACTGCCTTGGTGTTGACGCAAGCCTAGAAAGAAATCTGGCCTATGCTGGTTGGAACGAGTACACTTACGGCGACAACTTCAGGATATTCTATGATAGGAATGTTGACCCGTTCGTAGAATGGGATGGGTTCGGACCGTTTATGGTCGGTAACAGACGGTATAGTGATTTCAAAGATGACTCTGGAACAACGCAAAGGACTGTGGATAATTACGCAGATGAGGCTGATGGTGACGTTCCGTTCAACTACACTGCGGAAAACAGTGTGTTCAAATTGTTCATTACGGACTCTAACGAACGGATACGCAACCAATATGGAGCATTCGTTCACGGGTTGCTTGAGCTCCCTATCATAAAGAGAGGTCTTAGGTCAATATCTTGGCTTACTGACGAGGCGAGTGAATTTGACAACCGTGACATGGAACCGTTCTATCCGATGTCACACGTGATGTCAACTGACGGTGTTGCATTTCCTGATGTGAACAGGGGTGCTTTACGAGACGTTGCGAAAATGACGGACGAAGACGTTAAACGAGCCCTTCTTGCCATACCCGATAAGGTGGTAATATATAACGATAGAGTAATTAAGGATAAGGCTCTTGCTGACGAACTGATTTCAGTCAATATCCCAGACGAGGGTATCGATGAAAATCCCGCCGTTGAGTACATGAAATCCATGCTTACGATGTATTCCAATGGAATGCCGTTGCATATGTATGATGCTCACAGGGCAATCAACGTCACTTCTCCCAGTGGCCCTTATGGTGATTTGCTTCAGGTGCATGAAGTTGACGAATACAATAGGCATGGTTCTTTGCGAAACCATGAACAGCACAAATACTGTGACCTGGCAACCGTATCTGGGCAGGATACTGAAGATGTCAACATGACGTACAACTTTATTTCCGACAGTGGTACGGACCCGCAGTATGCACCTCTGTCGTTGACAACCCCGTTGGAAAACGTTGCATCCGAATTCATACGGAATGTATTCAAGGGAATGTACACAAGGGTGCATGTCAAGGCTATGTTCTCGTCATCGTTGGGAAGATGGATAGTGAAGGATTACAGACAATATCCTAACTGCTACCTGACCCCTCTATACGGTGCGAAGACGCTTGACTATACGGAAAAGTCTTACTCCTACGGAAACCCTAGTGAGTACGCCAACCGTGTTCCTATGAGTGCAGGCGTAGAAAACAAGAAGTTCAGTGTCAATAAATATATCGCCGCATGCCCAGAACAACCCCTATGGCAGATGCCATGTGGTGTCGGAAGCGACTATACGGATGCCATGAATAAACGCTATGTGGAGGTTCCTCCTATGGAGATGAACCCAGGTTGCGTTCCGTTCTTGTTGGAGAGCTTCCCGTATGATGACGATGGAAAGGTGAATAATTCAGTCAAGTTCAGGAACTTGTACGAAAGCATTTCAACGCCGATGAATGCTAACGGCGACCCGAAGGAAGGCTCAGTCCCAGAGGTGAACTTCTGGAACATCAAGCTTCATATCAGGCCAGCCCGTAGCGCATACCCAGGTGCTGACATTCCTAGCAACAGTGCAAGGACTGGCGGAACCCTTGGCGAGCCTACTTTGGGCATGTTTAACGATAACGAGGTGTTACCGAGAAGAAAATTTTTGTTAATGGAATCTGGTCAACCAATTTTACTCGAATCGAATAGTCCGATTCTTTTGGAGGGATAATGTCTCAATCAACTAAAAATGAAGGTAAAACCGTATTGCAACTTGATGAGAAGACCATGGAACAGCTGCTTTCAGTTGGCTACTTGCTGGTAGCATTCGAGGGTGGAAATGCAAAATTGAAATTAGAAAATTTGCAAAAAATTGACAATGAGTTAAATGCAAGTAGTAATAATCCCGTTACAAATGCCGCTATTACTGCGGTAATTGGTGACGTTGAAACGTTGCTTGCAGCTTTGTAATTGGGGGTGTGTAATGAGTATTGCAAGTGAAATAACAAGGTTGCAGGGAGTAAAGTCCAATATATTGCAGGCCATAAGCGACAAGGGCGTGACGGTTCCCGACGGTTCCGCCTTGGCCGATTGCCCGGAACTTATTGGGCTTATACCGACCGGCGGCGGTATATCCGATTTTTTTGAAAATGTTGAAAGCGTAATTCCAAATAATGCAAACTACAATATCATAGATTTAGGCCAAACGTACGATGTAGACGAGGTTACTTATAAATTATCTTTTTATGAGAGATTTGACGTTCCCGATACTAACGGAAACTTTGCCGGTATAGCTGGCATTGATAATGCTATTTGGATTGAGCTACTTGGTCACTCTGGTGCCAATAATATGCGATTTAGAATAAACGGCTCTACATATTTACCTTATATGAACCCAATACAAAAAGGTTTATATAATTTTGAATTAAATAAAACATCGTGTGTTTTAAATGGAGTAAATTACAATATAACTGCTGCAACTAATGGAGTGCGTTATGTTAGAATAGGATGCACTGATACAGGCGGAAATTATAGACTACCGGCCATAAAAGAAATTATTTTATATGTAAACAATGTAGAAAAATCGCATTTGATACCTGTAAAAAGATTGACGGACAATAAAGTAGGGCTGTTTGATATTGTACGCGGTCTTTTTGACGAACAACATAGCTATACATCATATAGCCCGTAAAAACGCGAACCCCGCGCCAACAAGTGACGCGGGCCCAACGATTCAAGTTGCTGGTTAGCGGCTTGAAAATGATACATAGAACGGGAAATCCGTGAAGCCGTTTTAAAGGTCAACCAGGTTCGGGAGTTCTCCCGTCGGTG